TCTGCCGCTCGGTCTGCCGCTGGGTCTGCCGCTGAGTCTGCCGCTCGGTCTGCCGCTGAGTCTGCCGCTCGGTCTGCCGCTGGGTCTGCCGCTGAGTCTGCCGCTGGGTCTGCCGCTGAGTCTGCCCAAGCGGTTCAATTTAGAAAGGTCGTCAAAAATCCTTTTGACGTTTAACATGACCATTGCAATCGAAGACAAGAACGGAAAATATTTAGGTATGACCATGCTGTCGATTTTTCCCGGCAAGCCCTATTACGGCCAACGCTGGCTTGAAGACAAAGGCAGGTTTTTTGAAACGTATGAAGCCGCCGTTGATTATGTCCGCGACAGGGTGCCCAAGCCAGCACCTAGCCAGCAACGCAGCGCCTAGCTAGCGCCCTGTCAGCCAATCCCCGGCCTAACAAGCCGGGGATTTTTCATGTAAGCGTCAGAGTATAAACTTGACCAACTACAATGCTAGCCAAATCCAATGTAGCAATTGGAATGGTTATAATAACGTTTGAATTGGCAATGGGATTGCCAGAGTCGTCAACCACAGAACCGTAAACCGTTTTCTTGTTCCCCATTTGGGTCACAATAGCGTTAAATTTTATTTGAGTTGTCATTTTGTTTAGAAGTTAAAACACGTTGCGATTAAACTAGCATAGGAAAGATAAGAATTAACAGGTGTTCCATATTTAACACCAAATTCAATGTAATCGGTGCTGGCAAGGGCTATTTCCAAGCCATCACTTAAATTCCAAGCACCGGAACCTGTATTAACGGCAACAAAAGCATTTCCTATAGTAACCCAACTTCCCCCATTGACTCTATAGATCAATTGAAGAGAAAAGGCATTATTGGTATTTGTAAGTGTGGAAGTGCCGGAAGCAGCCAACAGGAATTTTTGTGTGTCGCTTGCACTTCCAAAAATATTTTGCTGCAATCCACTGCCCGCACCCCATCCATTGAAAGTCACAAGAGATATATCCCCGCTACCACTTCCAACATTACCAGTTTGAATTGTAGTGGAAGGAAAAGTCAAAGCATTATTGTCAGTATTGTAACAAGCACCAACTGTGGCAATCAAAGGCGAATCCAAGGAAACTATCGCACTAATGGTACCGGCAAGAATTTTGTCAGCCAACAAACTTACAATCTTGGCATTGGTTATAACACCATCTGCAATGTTGGCAGTGTTGGCAATAATTTGATTGGTTCCCACAGCAGCCGCCGTAATCGCACCCGCTGCTATAGCGCCCGCCGTGATACTGCTAGCAATAATATCAGCACCGTCTTGCGCCGTGCTCCAATAAGCGGTACCGGTTGAAACGCTTGCGTTTGTCCAACGATAAAGCTTTTTATCAGTGGTTAAAAGAACATAGCGACCCAAGAAATTTGCCGTGCTTGGCAATGTCGTTACTATCTCAACCATTGTCATGCCGGGTATTAAATCGGCCAATGATATGCCTGCCGTGCTGCTTCCTGTCACCGGCCCTACTACTGTGCTAAAAATACCACCTGCCACGCTTTCAGCAACCAGCCAATAATACCGTGTATGCGCTGACGGCAATCCTTCTTCCACAAAAAAAGTTTGTGGATAGGGAACGCGATAAGTTGGCACCAATGGCTGTGTATTAGTATCAGCGGCATAGATATGAACATATCTAATCGGTACATTAGTGGGATTGACCCAAGTCAACCAAATTGTATTAAAGCCGCTAGTGGCCACAACAGAGGTTACAGGATTGGGAGTTTTGCCGGGGTCAATAATAATGTTGGAACCGGGCACAGGCGCGGCACCTTCCCAATTGGCGAACGGCCCTTGCGCCGTATTGAAAGCGGCAACGCGCACATAAAGATAACTTGGTGCAACAGGGAAAACAACGCTTGTGTCAATAGTGGTGGCAACTGTGTGCCACTTGATCGAATCATAAGAATATTGCACCACATACAATTGCGCCCCGGCTGAAGGATTCCAAGAAGCAATGACCATTCCCGGCTGATTCGTGGCAGGAAGAACTTTTAGCCCTGTCACCGAAGGAAGATTTGGCACAATGCCCAAATTACCAGAAGTATTACCAATTGCTGGTGCATTGTTGCCGTCATCGGCAAACACATCTCCGGCATAATTAACAGCGGTCACTTCCACCGTATCATCGCTGCCGGGTGCCAGCAAGCTGATGCGTCCTGTTTTAACCCAAGGTGTCCCGGCTCCAAACAGGAATAATGGCCCTTCTTTGTCATCATCAAAACAAAGCGCGGAAGTGTCGGTACCGCCCGGCAAGACAACGTGTTTACTGTCACTGCCCGCTGTGGCCACAAACGGCCCTACCGTGTTGCCGTACCGGTCGCGGAAGCCGATATACATTGTATGACCGCCAACAAAAGTTACCGGTTCTGACAATGTGCAAACAAGACTTGCAATGCTGACAACAAAGCCGCCTTGTCCCCATTTGGGAACATCATAATTTAAACCTATTAAATCACCATAAGAAGGAATGTGTCCTTCCATGCCGGTCTTGAAAATAATGTTCTCCGTGGCCAGCAGCGCCAAGCGCCGATAATACATACCATAACGCCAAGCAATATTTCTGTTGGCACAACCTTCCAAGGTAACCGGCTCTGGATTATATCCATGTTCACTGCCAACAACACAAAGAACCGTTTCAGGTAAATAAGTGCTAGGGTCAGTATAAGTAACTTCTACACCATCATAATCAAGAATTGTCGCAAGTTTGACTTGGCGCTTGAACGACCCCTTAACCATGTTTTCTTGATTGAAAATGGCGCTTGGCAGACTTTGCGGTTGGTCACGAATGATTGTTATTAGAGAACCGTTCATCATTGGAATACCACGACCAACACGCGCCATAGTCTGAGCAATGCCCCAAACTGTGCTGCGTTGGTCAAATATCCAATCGAAATACTCACCCCTATCACTGAACACCACATCAAGGTCAGCAAGATTATCCTTGTCCAAATATTTGTCAGCAAGTTGACCGCCATAAGTAGCGCGAAATGCATCACAAAATGCCCACACAATTGAACGGGTTGGTGCAGCCGTCAGCCAAGTTTGCGAAGTCTTATCCCAAGCTTGCAGCATTCTTGTACCTATAACATTAATGCGATTTTGCGAATTGCCGTTAAGATTGTTGCTAGCCCTTGCCTTGACTGCCAGCATGGTGACATTACCAAAACTTGTCGTTGTCGGCAAGTAAGCCCGCAATTGTTCCCACATCAATTGGTCACTTATGCGGGTATCACTAGAACGATTATTAGTGCGTTCTGCCCTGACTTGATAGCGTCCTGAAGACACCGCGCTAACAAGGGTGAATCTTTGGGGCGTTGTTGTGGCAAGGGTGATGTCTAAGTTAGTTATATCAAACCAACTTCCTATTGGCGCACCTGTGTCGTCAATTTGTTGCGCTTGAAAATGCGCCGTCACTTGAAAGGTTGATAAACTACCGTCATTGTTGGCAAGATATAGACCGTTTGGAAAATTAATGTCGCATTCAATACTTGTCGTGCGTTGACCTACTCCGCAGACAACAAACGGCCCTGACCAAGCATAACCGCCTTGATTTGGCCCAAGCAGTTCAATTGAAGAAACACTAACAGAGGTTATAACATTATTTGGAAATAATGTTACCAATCCGCCCGGCCCTGTCACTTCATATTGAACATCTGTATAACTACTAATTGGTGTATTTTCAATGTTGATTGTCGCAATATCAAATTGTCCTTGGCCCAAGCAAAACAATTGATAGACCCATTGGTCATTATTCTTGTAAGTAGTATATGGTGCGGCGGCATAAGAAGGGTACATTCGCACTAAGCCATAAGGTACTTCAATTGGGGCACCCAATTTCGTTTGATTGCTCTGCCCCTTCAATGAGTAAACCGGGTCAGCAGCGGGCAAATTACCGTTTGCACCTGTCACATTGGCCATGTTTGGCTTCTTCTGCGCCTTCAGCGCAATGACAACGCTGACTAACACCATTACAATTAAAATAACAATCAGAATGGGAAGACCGACACGCAAGGTGATGACATTTACAACGTCATGTTTTTTAAGAACCAATGTATCCCATTTCTTACGCTCTATACCTTTGCCATTGACTAGGATGATGGTCGGCTTTTCAAATTCCCTGAAATCAGGGCCATGCCGCCTGCGCAAATAAGTGCGTATAGTTATGCGCTGCTTAAATTCCGTGGTGTATGTATCCTTCCACGGTTCAAACGGATTAGAGATTTCAATTACCTTTGCCATTGTATTGGTAAAATTCTATGCGGTTCCAACCCTGCGAACGTAAATTTGAAGGGCGTTGCGATATAACGCCACTGCTTCCCTTATATGCGTGCAAAACTAACCCACCGTCAACATCCAAGTAAATTCCTACATGGTGAAATATCTTGTTTTGCGACATTCCCACAACGCAGCCATCAACGGGTTTTAAAATTCGCGTCCATTCTTTCTTTTCCCCGGCAGTGAGAAGTTTACCGACAAGTTTAATGTTCTCCGCGTCTAGGCCGGGATATTCGGGAAGCTCAATTGCATAATGGTGTTTATAAATCCACCACACTAGACCCCAACAATCAAAAGTTAAAGGGCCGCGTGCACCTGAAACCCAACGCCTACCAATATACTGTTGCGCCCAATGTTCCATATCAATTTCCCAAGCTTGGAAAGCGGTCACGGGTATAAAGCTCTGTGGGAAATTTCTTGTTCACAATGTCCGCAAAACTGGCCTTGCCCGTAAATCCAAAGTCATCACCTTCAACGTCAGTCAAATTTAGCACAAGCGGCGGATTCTGTTGAACGGTATCAGGGTCATTGCTTATATAGGGGCGATAAGTAACAACTACAGGAATAACAGAACCTTTCACCGCATCGACAAAATCACCAACTCTTTGGTCAACATTGTCAATTTGAATGCCTAGTTCCTGTATGCCGTTGTCACCTGATTGAGGCATGGTAAACTGAAACGCGCAAGCCGTGAAAGTAACTCGCACCGAAGTTTCCAACATGAACAAGTGGTCAACCCTGTCTTGGACTAGATAAATTGGAGTCCCTACATTTGGGTGTGAAAATTCAAGCGTGTTCAAAATAACATCACGCGAGGAAGCACAGGCCATTGCTTCCTTGATTACATTGGTTAATGAAGAGTCCATTAGATTTGAGTTTTACGACCAATATCAAATTCTTCCATGAGTTTTTCCCAAAACACCGGTTTCAAGATATTGTCTTTGTGATAAATGCGGGCAGGACCAATTTTGCCTATTTCAAATTGTTCTTCCCTGTTTTCAACACCAACAAGAAAAATTACCTGTGTTGCCCTTTGATGACTCATTGCCCAACGGTATAAATCTATTCCGTTCCCATTGGTCAATTTTTGATCTAATACAATGCAATCATAAGATTCGGCCACCATCTTATCAATTGCTTGTTTGCAGGTGAAAGCTTTGTCCATGAAAAAGGAAAAGCTTTTGGTTGTCTCTTCCACCAATACTAAAAAGTTTGTGTCATCATCAACAAACAACCAACGCTTTTGCTTGGTCAATCTTTCAATATAAAGCTTGGTATCCCCTGTTGCAATTTTACATTCTTCCCTTGTGGGCGGAAAGAAAGGAAACTGACGTTTTGGTTTTTCTTGTTGTGTCATGGTGTTATCCCCGACCAATGTTTGATTGCTGCCGTCAAGAACTCTAACAACTTTTCCCCGGAAATCAAAATAAGCGCATAGCCAATCAATACCGAAAGATTGTGGGAAGCCGCTGAAGTTTTACATGCCCAATAAATCGCCCGTTGAGTAGCCAGATTGTGAACGCAATCTTTTCGCACTTGGTCGCTCATGCCTTGAAGGTATGAATTTTTAAGCTCTTGTTCCACCTCATTGATAAACTCATTGAATTTTGGCGGTTTTACTAGGCCGGGAATTTTCATGGCTTTGGCGGTATTAGTTGGTCGGCTAGGTCAGAAAGTTTTTTACGGGCATCATGGTAAAGAAGGGGGGAAGACAAATATCCACAGACATTGCGCAAGGCGCGTTTGGGCCAATCGTCTTCCATGTGCTTTAGAATCCCCGGCCCTAGCCAGAAGATAAGCACATAAGCGATACCTGCAAATTCTAGCCAATGGAACACACTGGCCAAGCTAGCTGAAAGGGAACCGGACTCCCTTTCCTTGGCATCGGCCTTGTCCGCGTATTCAATAACCTTTGTCTGCGTAGCCTTGACCAGTGTGTCTTTTTCAGTAACTTGACTTTTCAAAACAGGAATTTGGTTTTTTAAGCTGTCGCGTTCCTCGGACACGAGCTTAATTGCACCGTCCTTGTCGGCCAATTTTTTGTTGGCAGCGTCAATTTCTTCCTGTTTGCCTGACAAAGCTTGGTCAATAATAGACAAGATTTCCGCCTGCTGGTCTTCTGGAAGTTTTCCAATAGCTGCCACAAGGCGAAGGTCTGAACGTATAAGCAGATTGCCAGCAAGCTTGCTTTCAGCCGTAACGTGCTCGGTGGGGATGCGTCCAAGTGCCAGCGCCGCGCCTGCCTGCATTTGCTGCGCTGCTCGTACCTGCGCTTCCAAGTCAGCGCGTTCCTTGTCCTGTGTGGCCACTAAGTCAGCGCGGAGCTTGTCCAAGTCCGCTTGTTCCTGCTTTAGTTCCACCGTTGGCGGTTTCTTCTTTAGGAAAGCAAACGGATGCCACTTGGCGCCGAATATACCGATGCTAATTGCAAGCACGGCAACAACCGTCAAAGTAATCGGGTCAATAATACCTTTGCGCGTTTTCATGGTATTAAAATTCCCGCGTCTTGAAGGTGCATGATTACATCAACGTCAATTTGATGTTCAACTTCTGTTTCAGTTTTGCCGTCAGCATCTTTTTTCTTTGTCGGCTGAAACAGTTCTTTGTTAGTTACAGGTGTAACAGTAACATCCAATTCCACATTGTCAGAGTCATCACGTTCTTTTTTGAAAGTGGGCCAATTTTCAGAAGTTTGCGGTACAAAAATCGAACCGTTTGCTTGGGTCACTCCATAAGTTTTAACAAGTTCATCCCGGCTTTCCCTATAGGCTTCAAAATGCGGTTTAAATTCCCGCATATTGGCGGCAAGCTTGATACGAACAGCGGAAGGAAATATCAAACGATTGTTTTTGTCCTGAACAATGAGGTCTGACAAAGCAACGAATACTTCTGCAATTTTCTTAATGGTTAGTTTCATGTTGTTTCTTATTATGGTTTACTGACAAATTAACTAGCAGTGACCAGCTTATAAAGCGTCCCGCCTATGTCGAGTTGTATATATTTTGTGAGGTCTGCTGTAATTGCAGCGGTAACAAGTATGCCTGTTTTCCACGCACCTGAAGTGCCACCGGCGGGCGCTGATGTTGCAATTGAGCCACCGAAAACAGTATTCAATGTTGATTTTGCAATTGTTAAAGCAGTTCCAACACCTTCACTTCTAATAACCAAATCACTATTTCCAGTCAACGAACGAATTGACCAATCGTACGAAGAACCAGTTTTTAAATAAAAACCGTGAGAACTTGTATTATCCGCACGTTGAACAATAATTTCATTTCCAAGGCTGACAAGTTCGGATGTGGTTACAGTAAGACGTTTTGCCGCGCTTAATACCACATCAAATTCAGAAGGTGCAAAAATAACTGTAGCATACGCGGTGCCGCCGAATGTCCCACCAGTTGAATCTTCAATACCGAAATATGTATCACCGCCGGTATTGGCAAAATGCAATGACATTTCTTGCGTGGTACCGCTTGTAGCTGCAAACGCCACCCCTGTTGCTGTGCTTGTAAGCGACCCTGATAAAGTTGAAGCGCCACCGCGATTTATAACCAATCTGTTAGTAAATCCTGACCAATCACTAGTTGTAAATTCTCCAATGGCAAAACTTGTTCCTGCCGTGGCATACATTGCCCAACCTTTACCATCACCAGTTTCTTTTAATCCAATAACCGGATTAGCCTGTGCTACGCAAAATTTTCTCTGTGGCAAATTAGTCCAATCATAATAATGGTCATCACAGACACCAAAATTACCGTTATATGAAAGATATGCCCACAATCCTTCTACGCCACCATCCCGCTTCACCCAAAATTGTATATCGCCACCCCTATCGTTGGCCGTAGGGCCGTTCATATAGCAATCAAAGGTTGCTAGGTTCTGTCCTGAAGCCCTTCCAGTGTTTGAGGCAGCGAAGAAACGATAAGAACCTACAAGCACATTATTCATGTCCGCTTGATTGGTACCGGCTTCAAAATTTCCCCTGCCTGCATTGCCCGCAGTTGTTCCACCGCTAACAGTAAAATATGTTCCTTGGCCTGTGGAAGCATTCGGGGCAATAGTTCCAACCCCAATATGCCCGCCTTTAGGATTCAAAAACAAAGGGAAGAAATTATTATTGGTTGGATTTTGTACCTGTAAAGCATAGCCGTAGGGGGCGCTTAAAGTTTGTTGTCCAAGCAATCCTGCGTTTAAAGTTGTATCGCCAAAATAGAAATGCGAATTGGCCAAAGTTATTGTATCATTGCCAACTTTTTCAACTTGGAATCTTGAAAATGCAGCGGAATTTACCGGTCCAATAGTGACACAATTGGTGGCCTGACGAAGTTGCATTATATTCGTCCAAGTTATGTGTGTACCTGCGGTTCCAGTTGGTGCGCTTTGAAAAAGTATATCACCGGCTTTAGTGCCTATAGTTGCATCATCTGCTATTGCAAAAGTAATGGCCGGGGCGGCTCCATTTCTCAAATAGGCATCTGTTACGGTGTGATCGTAATACCAATTTACCAAGACATAAGATTCTTGTGCTGTAGCTGCTAAATTGATTTGTCCACCACCTATTTTGGCACCACTAGAACCATCATCTGCATAAATTTGTTGTGCACCAAAATTTCCAAGTGTATCTAGAAAAGCCCGGTCTATAAAACCAGCACCGTTTATTTGACTGGAAAATGTTAAATAACCACTTGGGTTTGCGTTGGAGCCGCCATTATAACCAGATTGCAGGGTACGAAGTTCAGTTAAATAATCCACCGTTTGGCTTGCAGCAGTTGTAGCTGTTTTCCATCCCTGCCCGCTATATCTTAAACGGGGAGACCACTGTTGATTTCCAGATGTGGCAGCAGTAGTGTTTTGGATTATAAACCCATCTGTAGAGGTAACCCCTATTGATTGATTTAAAACCAATGACGCTGTTGCATCGGCAGCTTGATTTAAACCAATGCGTAAAAACTGTGGGGCATCATTGGTTCTAATTCCTTGAATTGTATTTAGCACGGCACCGGAATTAGTTAAGCTAGTTCCAAGTGAAGAAGCACCGGTGCCGCCGTAAGTTGGCTGCACTATGTTGGCTTGCCATGCTCCACCTGCAACTACTCCCACCTGTGTAATTGAAGCTTGCCCTGCGTAGCTTGTAGAAATGGAAAGTATATTACCCGCTTTTGATAAACCTGTACCAGCACTTATTTCACCTGCGCCGCTAAATTGGGTGAAAGATATAGAAGTTGTACCTATTGTAACAGGCTGTTGAGTAGGACAAACAAAACCGCCACCAGCATTAACGGTTCCTAATTCAACAAAAGTGAAAGCTCCGCTTACTTGATTAGCTAGGTTAAAATCAATTGTCCTCGTTAGAACATATACAGCGGATACCCCACCTGTAGCTGTAACCATATAAATTCCATTATGTGAAGCCGTTCCTTCGTTCATAACTAGAACTCTATCACCAACAGAAACGGCAACACTATCAACAGACAAAGCTCCATTTGAATTGCCCGTTAATGTGGCACCAACTCCACTGCTTCCATTGTTATAGGTATTAGCAGGCAATGCGGCAATAGTTGCTTCTTGCACCGATTGTTTAACATCCAATCCATTTGCCACCCCATCAACATATCCTTTGGTGGCTGCGTCTAACGGATTAGAAGGAGTTGTTAAACCTGTAATGCTACCACCAGTAATAGCAACAGCACTTGCTGACTGTGTGGCCATATTTCCCAATCCAGATATATCTCCATACGCCACCTGTGCCCACACAGTTGCAGCGGAAGCAGACCCGGTGCCAGTTTGACTTAAATATTTTTTAGTAGTGGTTGTATTTCCTGCTAGGCGTGTCAGAGCGCCCATTGCACCCCCGTAAATTGTATCTCCCAAAGCCGATAACAAACCTAACGATTCGACTACTGCAATGGCGCGGGCAACAGAATCAACCAAACCATGTCCCGTTGTAACTTGGGAACCAGCACCGCTTGCAGGGCCGTTTACAATGGCGTCAAATATGGCTGAATCAGCTTCAACCGTTTCGGTGGCAGTTTCTAAACGTTGTGAGATAGTAGGCATGTTATAAATTTCCCCAAGAAGAAGCGTGCAATTCCGTATTAACCATGTGATCTAGTTCACCTGTAGCATCTTCAATATTTTCAATTGTGTCCCCTGTCAAAAAGAAATCGTAAGTTTCCCCTGAAAGAACCGCCATATCTTGAACTTCCAAGGATGCTTTCACATGCCATTGAAAAGTTGCATCCATCACAGGGTCAGCTTCACCGTTTACTATACGGGCTTGAACAGTTTGAAAGCTGTCACCGTTAGGTAAATCAATATTGAAAAAATTGGTGCCATTGGCCAGCTTGTATAAAACAAAAGCTTGAAAAAGTTCATATTGTTCATCCGTCATAGACCATTCTATAGAATGGGTACGAAGCTCAGTGGTAAATTTACGGTAGCGCCGAAAACGATTTGACGCCATTTGTATTCCCACAGTTGGCGTTTCATTTTTGCCACCAAAAGTAATCGTTGGCGCTGGCAACAATACTGGCCAAGCTAAAGGTGCCATTGAATCCCAACTTGTAGCGGTATTAAAATCCGCTTCACTCATGCCGACCGCGTCCCTTGTTTCAAGCGTTGCCTTAACAGACCAATTTAATGTACCATTTAAAATGGAATATGAAAAAGACCCGTCAACAAATTGGGCAGTTATTGTTTTGAGACTGCCACCAACAGCGGCAGTCACCGTAAATTTATCTGCACCGTTATTTAATTTGTTGAAAACAAAACCTTGAAACATTGCAAATTCAAAATCAGTAAACTCCCATTGCGCTATATAAGTGCGCAATTCAGTGGTGAATCTTTGCCGCTGTTTTAATAATCCCGGCAAGCTCTGTGTCCGCGCAACAGGTTCCACAACTTTACCTGAATAAGTAAGCGAAGGGGAAGGGATGACTGAAGGAAAAGCCAACATCAGGCGGCACCCCTTCTTAAATTATAACTGGTTTCAAAAGCTTGGGATACAGGATGGTTTGGATTGTTACGCACCCCTGTTGCAATATTAGCAACAGTTTTTTGAACCACCATTTCTATAATTTTACCGTCCGATGTGTCCCTTGAACTCTGTTGCACTTCCACACCGGGCGCATTGTTGATTACATTAACGGTTACATTCTGTTTTGAGGCTTGCCCGGCTTGGTCGGCAGTGGCGCGACTGCTTAACACAGTGGCAGGGCCGCGTATCAATTCAGGGCCATTTTCCCCGGCCATACCGTAAGAGCCTGCCGGAATCATGCCGCCTGTATCAAACGCGCCTGAGTAAGTCTGCGATTTGATTGCCGCAACGTTCGCCATACCTGCCGCAATTGCAGCAGCAGCCGCAACAGCGCCAAGGGCAGGGCCAACATAAGGAATACCTGCCATAGCTGCGTAAGCAGACGTTGCGGATTCATACGTTTTGATTGTCGCATTGACGATTGCAGCGGCCTTGGCAATTGCCGCACCCTTGGAACCAAATGCAGCGGCAATGGTAGATATGTTTTGGAAGAAATCAGCAGTGGTATTTAACGTCTGTTCCTGCCGCTTCTGTTCAATCTCCCTAGCCTGTTCATTATACTGCGTTTCAAGCGCGAGAATCTTTTGATGCTTTTGAACTTCGGTTAAAGTTGAATCGTCCAAAATCATCTGTTTGCGGCGGTCTAAACTACGCTTGATTTCCTGTTCCTCGTGCACCATTTCCTCTTTCAATCCTTGAAGCTTTGAAATTTGACCCGCTGCCAATGCCTTGTCATACTGGTCTTGCAATTGAAGAAGCTTGTCACCCCTGTCCTGAAACGCTTTTTCATATTCCTCTGTTACTTTTTCATTCAGCTCTTTGGTCATATCTAACTGAAGTTGAGAACCCGCTTCAGTGTTGGTTTTAATCAACTGAAGCCGCAAGGCGTATGATTCTGAAATGGTGTCTTCTTCCAAGGCCAACTGCTTCTTCAAAGCTTCAAAGGCCGCAACGTCTTTCTGTGTGTTGATATGGGAATCAGGGCGCTTTGTACCCATGCCGCCCAATTGGTCACCACTGCCTTTCTCTGCATCTTCCCGCGCCTTCTTTTGGGCATCGTATGATTTACGCAAAGCATCGGCGGCGGCAATCTTGTCATTGAACGCTTTCAATGAAGCATCCCTTTCATTTGCTATACCGACAATGCTTTCTTCAAGCGCATCATCATTCAACTTGCTGGCAGTGGTCACACTGTCCCAAGAAGCAACGGCTTTGCTTGAAAATTGGTCATAAGCTTCAGCCTGCGCTTTAGTATAATCAAAGGTGCCATCTATCGGGTGGCGTATGGCATCATAAAGTTTTTTACCGACATTCTCCGCACTCGTTACAAGATAGCTGAAGAAATTGGTTACTTCCTCCCATGCAAACTTTATATCCATCACAAAGCTATTCCACATAGCACCGAACTCAGCGCCCACAAACTCGGCAACGGCCTTGACGTTTTCCGGCAGTTCCTTGATTGCCCGAATGGTAAATTGAATCGCGTTGCTTGCATCGTTGACAACCGAATCATCAAAAAGAAATTTGAAAGCCGCTTTAACTCCTTCAATGGCGTTCTTGGCGGCATCTTCAAAGCCCTGAAACTTGAAAATGATTGCCTGAATATAACCTTGAAGTTGACCGGATGCAATTGAATCCGTCAAATCTTTGAGCGCAGCGGTGGCATCCTTAAAGATTTCCTGCATTATATTTCCCGCACCGCTTTGGGAAATGGCATTAAACAATTCATCCCAAGCTTTGCCAAGCTGACTGGTTGATCCTTCAAGCGTGTCCATCTGATTCTTCATGGCATCACTAAACCGAGTATTGCCCATTGCCTGAACATAGGCTTGAATGTCACCAACGTCTTTATGAATCTTGGTGGCAACGCCATGAAAATTCAACGTTATGCCGTCCGCTGTTTCTTCAGCCTTGATACCAAGTTGATTCAATCCCCTGAATTGACCGTTAGCGGCCTGCGCAATCGCCCCTGTCACTGTGTCCAAGCTGACATGAAGCCCGGCAGCAACATTGCCGTATGCAATCATTGACGCCCGGCTTGGGTCTAGCCCTCGATTCACCAACGTAGTGAACGCGCTGGTAATTTCCGAAAGACTAAACGGCATGTCTTCCGCCATGTCCCGCAATTCCTGAAATGCCACCTTTGCTTGGTCAACACTTCCAACAGCGGTTAAAATCTGCGCTTGCAGCGTTTGAAATTCAACCGTTGTTTCATAAAGTTTTTCCGCAAACTTTATAGCACCTTCAATTGACAGATAAGCAGCCACCAGCCCTTTCACTGCTTCCATCAAACCGCCGGTGGCAGATTCAGCTTCACCGCTTGTCTTGGACAACTTGGACAAGCGGTCGTCTGCCGTGCTTACACCGTCGCTATCAACTTTGATTACTAGATTTGCTGTGTCGTCCATTGATAACTTGCCAGTATAGAGAATCTAGCCTTCTTATGGCTTGAACCTCAAAGGCGATTAAGTGTTTTTGTGTTAAGCGTGACCAGTTTTCTATCTCTGTATAACTTGCCGTTTCTTTGCTTTGAATCTCTAAGAACCATTCCCACAGATAAGCAACTTCTGTGGGAAGCTCCGGTTGATCTATTAGGGCTTGCGGCTTTTTTCCCGTCTGCTTCCAGACCGCAATCAAAAGCCTTTTTAACGGTGTAGTTGTTCCATCCGGCGGTAGGCTTAACTCAAACTCGCTTCTTGCGTAGGCGTAGAGGGAGTTAAGCCTTTCTTGAAAAAAAGTTTTCGGCGTGAAGCAATCTTGTCAATTTGCTGCGCAATTTGCGGAGCCTCGCGCAAAAATTGTTTGACGTTATCAAGCGAACATTCTTGGTCAAAAGACCAACTGATTACAAGCGCAGCAAGGATTGATAATTGACCTTCTCGCGTAGCCGCTTCAATTTCACCAGTATCAAGAACTTTATCGGAAGAAGAAAGCAATTGAAGCATCAATCTTTTCTGGTTTGATTCGGCGGACTTGAAGGCGTCACTATCAACACCCCTTATGCAAATGTAATGTTCGGTATCTGTGCCGTCAGGAAGCGCCAACGGAAGTTTTATACCTTCGTTGGCGCGTTGGCGCGTAAAAAAAGCATCCATTGATGCTTTTGTTTTTGGTGTTTCTTGGTTTTCCATAAAGCTTAGGCGGCGATGCGTTCAAGGATGATATTGCTGCCTGATACCGTGTCCCGAATCAGTTGGAACGGCAGGGCAATCATAATCGGCCCTTGGCCCTTGGTATCCGGCTGACCGCCGTTATATTTGAGCCGTGGCAGCTTTAAGCGAATCCCGTTACCCAAACCGTCCTTGATAAACAGGACAATTGACGATTCGGTTTGACCAAGGAACTTCTGAAGCAACGCGGCATTCTCAAAGAAGGCCGTAACTTGACCGGTACCATTGCTGCGACCAATGCTAGGATTGATGGTCGTATCAGAACCGATTACAAAGCGCGGGGCGATGCCGTTATCAAGCGTGAGCTTCAATTCAGTGACAGTTGCCAAGGCGGTGCCGCCTTCGTAAATAGTCCCGGTGAAAGTATCCACAAGCGGGTTGGTATTTACTGCCGTGAACGTGGAAGAAGCGGGCGCAGTATCGGAAAGCGCCATTGCCTGACCAACGACACCGAACGTTACTTTGATTAGCGATTCCACCTTAACATCAATGTCAAGTTTGTTGAACTCAACACCTGTCAGAAGATGAAACGGAAGCTGCCCCGTTGTCTGGTCTGCAAAGTTGCGCAGCAAACTAAAGCTGCGCCGCACAACACCGGCCATAAGAGTATTGGTCAGCGTGGTGACAGTAACAGAAGGGCTTGCCGCTGCATCGACAAGAGCCGTACCGCCACTGACTACAAGCTTGCTGACCGTTGAACTGACAACGACCAACTTAACTTGATTATTACCAGCGCCACCGCCAGTAAAGCCCGTTGTGGTGATCTTATCGCCCGGGTCAAGCAACGGCAGACCATTGGCAGAATCGTTGATTGAATTGTCAGAGGCAGCGGCGCTAATGGTAGTAGCGGAATAAGGCGCAACTTTTGCCGCCCAAGTGCCGCAAAGCGTAGCTTCATAAAGTTCATCATGTGAACCGTATGACATTTCAGCGTCAACATTGCCGCCAACGGATTTTGCACCGTGACGATAATCTTCAATTTGACGGTCGGCGCGAAGTTCTTCCGAAATCATTGCTTGCTTGGTAAAACCAAGCGTGCACCCGATGTGACGTTTGGTGAGAAAAGCCGGACTAGCCGGACAAACGCCATAGGTGCTTTCAGCAATGGCGTATAGAATATGGCGTGATGCGTCTGACATGGTAGTATTTGATTAGCGGTTAATATGTGCCCAAAACATGATTGTTACACTGACCTTGTAGTAATTATTTATGACGCGACCTTGTGAACGTCCGCAAGAACGAATTGTTGCCACTTGGCCACCATAAACAAAAGTTGTGCCCGCCTTATAGATAGCGCGGAGAGATTCAATCATGTCATCCTGTGCTTTGGTTGAATCATTCGGCGGGTAATTCAAGTCTATCTGAAGAAAGCCCATCTGCATATCAGACCCGCCATCGCCCAAAGTTGCCACAGTAGGTTGTGTTGGCACGAAGGTAACAGCGGCCCAAGGCGTGCCAACAGGCGGCACAAAGGCCACGTTCTCCCAAGCCACCGCCAACACAGGGTCAAAGAGCGCCGCGTCAGTGAAAGCCTTAATCAAAGCAGACTTGGTATTTTCAATGCTCATTAATCGACATTCTCCGCTTGAACGATTTGTTGAAAACGAGAAACATTTTTTCGCACCATTCCTTCAGGTGCCTTTGTATTAGACCAGCCATCGTATTCAATGCGGGCGGCATACGGCAAACTGTTCGTCAAAAATACGGGCTTGCCCCCTTTACTGTTATTTACCACTGAATCAACAGCCTGCATTGTGGCATCACCGTTCGGGTCAACTGTATCATCAACTAAATAGTCAGGATTTTCTTCACTGACTCGCCAGTTGCCGCGCAAGCGTCCGCTAAGAACCGGTGTATCCAAGATGACTGCATTGAATAACTTTATGATTATAGCTTTGCGCACTTTTTGTAATTTTTGCACCGTCTTTTGGCTGAAGCCGCCCACTTGTGTTGAAAAGCTCATTAGTGGGCGGCTGCATCGGCAGCACTTAAATTGGTACGGGATACAAAGGCATCATAAGTCAAAGGCGTGCCCGCAGGATTGACCGGCATCACGCCTTCAATCATCCAATAGGCGCTGTCAAAAAAAACAATGTCTGTCGGCTCAGGTGCAAAAGGAACACCCAAGGCGGCAATCAACAAATAACGAAGCCGCCCGGCCTTCAATCCATCGCTTAGAGTATCAGCCATGTTTGCTGCCTTGCGAACCTTCCAAGGCAGCATGGCGCAGCAAATATTTCCCTGCACCACTGTCACCGCGCTAGTCTGCCCGGTGACAGGATTTAAAGTTTTACTAAACCTTTTTAAAACAGAATCGCTTCTACCAAATTCTTGGAGAAGCGCCAAAGCTGTTGCCGCCATGTCATCATAAAAGCTCACGTTCTTAAAGTGGTAAGCGCAGCAGTGGAACGAAACAGCGGTGCAAGTATGGCCAGCGCCTTGTTAGGCCGGGGCGTAATGGTAGTTGAAAACGTATTGGCGTATTCAACTTTAATATCACCAACTTCTTTGCGCAATGTTTGCTGCCCTGTCCCTGTCGGCTGAAGATTGGTCAAGCTAGTATCATAAGCTAGCTGGCATTGCGCCGCCTTGACTAAAGCCGGTATGCTCGCGTCATCAATTGAAGTTCGCGTACCAAAGTATATCTGTGGAAATTCCACCGACCAAGATTGCGGCACATTATCGGCAACTTGCCCGAATACAAACACGCCTGCCCTTGGCCATGCTAGAACCTGTCCATCACCAAGTGTGCGTTCACCTTTGAAGCGAGTTTCAACTTGCTGCATATAATCGCAGGCAAGAACAAGCAGCACTTCAACCGCAGGGTCTGACGCGGGAAGCGTCAGACCCCTTAATGCGGCATAGGCGCGAGCATCGGCAACACTAACATAAGTGTTGGCATTTGCTACACCGCTACCATCTTCAATTATCAGGGTCATTATAACCCTTTAGATATGCGTGAACGTTTGGCTATACCAAGTGGTGTCAGACACCTTGTTTGGCGTGTCGCTCGTGTTGATATACAGAGCGCCTGAATACCAACGCTGTTCCCAAGGTTGCCCCAAGGAAGCATCAATGCCGCTGGCAAGCGTAGCCGCGCCCCAACCGTCAGGCGCACCGGCCACAAGTGACGACGTAGTGGCCACAGCATTTGCAAGCGTGCCTTTGACAATGGCCGTTACCGTCATGGCATTGCTGCTAAAAGCAGCCGCCGTAACATCAGTATTAATCAGATTGTGCGCGTCACCGCCAATGGCAGTTACAAGATTGGCTTGGGAAGCCGCAACGTTAGCACCAATAGCAACGTCACCGGTGGCAGCAGCGGAAGCAACAAATTTATAAACCCTGCTTCCAATCGTTACTGTATCGTTGGCAGTTGGCTTGGTAGCCATGGTTAAAACGCCTGTTGCGGCAACAGCGTTGACGGGTGCGGCGGCAGCAGTGGCGGGCGTGAGAATAGCCAGCAGGGCGTTAATCCCTCTGTAGCCTGATTTGGCTCTGTTCAGGTATTGGCGGCTCATTTTATTTATTCGGTTATACTAACGTTTTGGTTGACTGACAAATTACTTGGCTGCTTTGGGTGGCACAGGCGGCTTGGGAGCCGTTGCCGTGGCAACTTTCTCCGCTACCTTGTGAATCTCCCCAATTACGGCTTGCTCTGCTTTGGCAATCTTGGCGCGGGCTTCATTCAGGGAAAATCCGCGTGAGACCAAATTGCACAACTGAAGGTGATGTTTTTCTTCGTCCATTATGAAAGTGTTGAATTTCTTATTGGTTTAATAAAAGGTGGCGCATTGGAGAAACCCATCAAAAGCCAACGCGCCACCAGTTCAGCGGGAATTACCCCACAAGGATTAATCGTTAACCTTCAGGAAGGCCAACGGAATGTTTTTCCGGTTGATGATACGGTCCCAATTGGCGGTGTTTTTCAACTCCGCGTAAGTGGGCGATTGACCGGCAACACTGCCGCTAAGGAAGGTGAAGCCGTAAGGATGCCAAACGTTGTGAACGCGGCTCCAAAGCGTATCCATGCCGCCACCGTTACCGCCCGCAGGGGTGCGAAAAGTTTCGGAAGGCATCAGGACGCGACCGGAAGCCGTGCCAAGCACACCGGGACCAAACAACATGCAAGTGTAAGTGATGCGATTGCTGCCCATAACCGCCGGAAGGCTGTCATCGACAATCAGACGCTTGGTCAAATACGTTTCAAACATGATGTTGTTGTCACTGTCGCGGATATACTGAATCAAGTTGTTCTTCTGAAGCCGGGCATGAATGGCCGAATGCACCGCAATGGTGCTAACATTCGCCTTGTGGTCGCCAAGCGTCTGAAGCGTGTTGATGATGGTTTCCGCGCTGACCCGTTCAGCGTCGCTCACGGCGCTTGAAGAATCATTGGACACATCAACGACCATGTCACCGGCATCATTGGCAATGTTTTCAGCCAAGATACCAAGCAACGAAGAAATGATGCGCTGTTCATCGTCAGTGGCCCAAAATGCACCGATACGGCCAGTGATAGCCGCAACCGGGTCATCAAAAGCCAAGTCGCGGGCAAGGTCCATGACAGACCAACTATTGTTGCGTTGCGAAGAACGGAAACGCTGAACTTGATTTGAAACCTTTTGTGGCGTGGAAAGGGTGCCGGGAACGTCGCTTGAATAATTCGGCTCACCAAGCGTCAAAGGTTTGAAATTCGTGATTTCGCCAAGGTTTCCACCAGAGGCGATTTGGTCTGCAATCAAGGAATCTTGCACGGCAATGCCGGATGCAATAAACCTGTTAAGCTGAAGCTGCGCTTCCTGCGTGCGACGCGCAAACGTCAGCGGATTATAAATGTCGGCTAATTGAACATTGGCCATGATAGTAGGATGTTAAGAGTTGATTTGAACAATGGTTCTAAACAGGGCTTAAAACCATCCTGCATCACTTGGCCAAAAGCGCCTTGTATTCTGCCGGATGTTCGTTGGCGTATTTCGATTCCTCGGTAGCGGTCTTGAAATCCTTCAACGAAGTGATTTGCGCGGCACCGCCGCTGCCCCTGCGACCCCCGGCACCGCCGCCGGTCGCTCTGCTTCCAACGACCACAGCAGAAAACTTTGGGTTTGACAAGAATTCTTTTTGCAACTCTTCGACCGTGCTGGCAGAAGCCGCCCCGTCAGCACCAATAACTTTAGTGACTGCCTTGCCATCCACAATCTCGCTTGCAAGGCGTCCGCGAAGATGTGGCAAAAGAATTTCAGCATTATCACCGGCAATATCCGTAGCAATACGCATGGCCACACTGTCAACCATCTGCGTCTTCAAGGCGGCTTGGGTTATGGCGAGTTGGTCACCAAGTTCTTTCTGCGCCTTGTCAAGTTTGGCCTGCCAAGCTTTTTCCGTGGCCTTGACTTCAGCCGATTTTTTACCTTCACCAGATTCGCGCACCGTTTGAAGCTCTGCTTCAATGTCGGCAATTTTCTGCTTCAATTCCGCAGCAGCGGTTTCAGCCGCTTTGCGCAATGTAACCTCGTGTTGCTTGGCACGCTTTAGCGCACCTGTGTCTTCGTCACCTTCAACCTCAATTGAATAGGTGCCGTCATCTTGCTTGTCATACAGTTTTTGAATGTCGGCGGCAAGGGTGCCGTATTCAACTGCCGTTACTGAACGTTTTACTTTAGCCATGGTATTTCTTGTTTATGTTTTTCTGTTGATGTTAGTCTAAACCCGCCGTCTTAAACGCTTCTGGTTCAAGATTGCGCATTTCGTCCAACGTTAAAGGCTCAAAATTTTTATTAAGGTTCAAAGAGGCAAATTCGTCCGCAGACAATCCACCATCCCTAAACAAATCGGCGCGAGTGACACCAAGTGCCGCATTTTGGAAAGAGTCAGGCTGGTCGGCCAACCATTCATAATAGGTTTGGTCAGCAGGCACCGGCCCATCAACTGAACTGCGTGTTGCACCTTCGTCCAATTGATCTAAGCCGGGCACAACCGCTATAGTCGTGCTACGGCAACCGATGTGTATAGGCGGTTGCGGCCCTTCACCCAAAGTGAAAATTTGACCGTCCAAACTTTGGCATTCAATAGTGGTATGAGAATCCAAAGTTGAGACCCATTGATATTGTTCAATGTCGTTGTTTTCCCATACAGTAGCGCGGGCGGCTTGGCTGACTTGCTGCACGGCGGTGCGTGCGACTGCTTCAGCCTGTCGCGTTGACGCAGCAGTGATGCCATCCATGAAATTTTGCGCCTTGGTACCGCGTATCTCTTGAACAAGCTGTTGAATTGTGCGCCCTTCGCCCCAAGCGCGACGCACCGCATTGTCTATTGCAGTAATTTGCTTGTTTCCCCAATTATCAATAAACGGTTCAAGCAGTTGCCCGGTGGCACTCAAAGGCTGCGCCAATGCCGCCTTATAAGCTTCCTCTGCCGTTGTCTCTGCCAGTTCCTTGACAGCCTTTCCCAAACCTAGGGCCAAAGATTTGGTTTCAAATGCAACTTCCGCTTCCGATAAATCGGACAGGCGTTGCAAGAAGTCTTCATTGTTACTGGTTATAATATCAAGCTGCGCCGCCTGCAAATCACCAAGAAGTTTTTGCAACTCGCGTTTGTTGAGTTCGCTCAACTTGGAAATATCAAGTTCATTGACCACATCCAAGATTGCCTTGCGCAGCTTTGGCACTACGGCGGCAAAGTCCCCTGCCTCTTGCGTCTTCAGACGTTCAAGAAGCACTTGGTGGCGAATGGCCACATTGGTAGGATGCGGGACTTTGGCCATTAGCAGGAAATAAACTGACCTTTAGTTAGAAAGCCGTGCCAATGGTCATGGCAATGAATGCTTGGCGTCAATGTCGGTTCATCTTCGTTGCCGTCCCATCCCCAAGCAGCGTGATTATTAGGGCCGGTGCGACAGACAGGCAAAATATTGCGTGTACCATCCGGTAATATCATGTGAATGTAAGAATGATTGGCACCTAATGAATGGTCCCAACAAAAATCACCTGGATGCAAAAGCAATTCCGTTGCTCCTACACCGTTAGGAAAATTTTCTTGCGCTTCCGAATCCAAGACGCGCCGCGCTTTGCAAGATGTAATGTTCAAGATGCACCGCCTGTCTTAACCTTGGCTTTTTTCTTTGGCTTTGCGGGCGGTGGCGGGTCGTCATCCTGTGCGCCCGGCTCAGGCGCATTTGGGTCTTGCCCCGGCATGGCTGCAATCGGCTTTAGGAGCGCGTCCGCTTCAATTTGCGTCTTGGCCTGTTCATCGGTCAAATAAGCAAATCCGCTACGGCGCAGAATGGTGCGCAATTCTTCAAAGCTAATGACATTACCATTATATAACGCCATCAGGCTTGTCATCGTTTGACCGTCAACTTCCAAATCCTCAAAGGAAGTGTTCAGTTCAATTTCAATATCGGTATCGTCTGTGGCGTCCACAAAGTCCATCGCCATATCAAAGGCGTTTTCGTAACCTTCGCATACATTCTTAACAATGGTTCCAAGAACGCTTGTTTCTGAAGCATTCTCCATGCTGGCTTCTGTGGCCGTGCGCTGAACTGTCTGTTGCTGCACAAGCTTGGCACCGAGTGCAACCATCTGCCGTTCCTTTGTGTCCATTGCCTCTTTTGGCATGGAGTTTGGTTCACACTGTAGCAATTTGGCATCGGCACCAGTAGGCAGCGGAATGCAGGCGCGGCTACCGAACTGTATATTGCCCTTTAGAACGGTATTAATCCAATCTTCAGTCAAGCCAATGACAACAGGCGTAGGTTGACCGACAATAAAGCATGACTCTTCGTAATCGGCGCTGTTGCGATAATGACCAAGATTTAATTCCGCTATGTCAAACATAGGCGGCAAATCAGGAATGCTATCGTTATTTTCAGCACCAATAAATTGAAACGGGATGTAGTCAAAAGGTTTCCCTGCGCTATCAAGCGGTATATATTGCGCCCGGTCGTCCTGTGTGGGCTTAATCATAAAATTATCCCGATTGTTTGGGTCGCGAATCCATTCTTCCAGAATATACACCAACGGGCTGTTTTCATCCTTTTCATCTTGCGGCCCTAAACGCAGCACGCGCCATTGCTCGTTCAATTCCTCTTGGAAGCCGTCATCATCAGTCACATACATTTCAGCAATGACAACCAATGCAAGCTTAGTTACGCCACCAATTGTGATAGTGCGCCAATTGATAATGTCCCAAGGATTGACCAAAGAAATAGTAGGGCGAACGTTGCCCGCGTCCAAGTCAGCTTTAGTCACAACACCATTGACCTGTGGATAATCCACAAACAAGCCAATGCGACCAAATGAAATCACATGCTTTAGCACTTCCTTGGCCTGTTGATGAAAACCCATACCTGTACCGTCAATATCATCACACAGCAAATCAATAATTGGCGGCAATTCCGGGTCGCTCTGTTCTTCCTTGAACACAAGCCCAACCGTACCGTCAAGCGTTCGCTTGGTGACATTATAAAACTGCGCCCGCGACCGATAGGCATTGTATCTTTCAATATTCTCTTTGGTTTGATCGGTCGCATTTGGCATCGGCAAATAAAGTGTACCAAGTTTTTTCACTTCGTCACTACCAGCAATGCAATGCCGTATCTTGTCCCACCGCGGCTTCAAGGCTACATATTCAATGCGCTGGTATGCAACATTGGGTGAAGATTGCGTTGATGTTTTGGGCGCTGTAGCCGCAACAGTTGCAACCGGCGCTGGTGATATAGTGCTCATGTTAATTATTGCTTTGCGGTGGCGGATTAACGGTAAAGCCGCCGGTACCTTTTACAGGAAAATTGCGCCGCGTTTCTTCACCCAATACAAGCAGGGGAAAACGTTCACTGAGTTTCTTTCGATAGCGTTCTATCTTGCCGGGTTCGTCATCCGTCAGACACCAAGTGCTTATACGCTTCTGCATAACTGTGGTGCCAATGAACTTTATGCGTTCATCTTCAGACAGCTTGTGCATATCAACATATTTCATCTTGAAAAACTGGTTTGAACATTGGTGGCAAACTTCTTGGCGTTGCATAACACCCTATAACGAATTTCGTCATATATATGGTCTTCCGCAGAAGTGTCAACATCTTCTGTTTTCTTAGGGTCACGCGGTAAAACAGGAAGCGTTGCAATGGTTGCATTGCAATGTTCCATAAAGTATATACCCGGTCCTTCGCCTTTGACCGAAGCTTCAAGCCTATCGCGCAAAAGTTGCAAGCCGACTTTGCGGCTACCGGGCGATTTGTCAGAATCAATCCATTTTACACCTTCCTTGGCCATCTTGATTGCCACACTGTCGGAATCTTCGTCCTGCACGCTTGATATTGAGTTGTCAGCAGGGCCGGGTTGAATGGCATTACCGTTTATCCATCCTTCAAAGCGCATTTGCTGTTCAATTTCTTTTATACCCCTTGCAACTGCCGCGCTGCCCAAGTGCAAACCTGTATTTGTTCCAACTTCAGGCGACCCATACCATTCGTTGATGCGTATAAGGGTGCCACGCGGCGGGCAAAACTTTGTCCCGTTGGACAATTCGGCTTCTTCACCGTTGGCTTCCGCCCACCAGCCGACACTAAAAGGCTTGTCACTGCCCCAATCGAATGAACGGTCAAGCCGCCATGTGTGCGGTATCTGAAAACGCTTGATGACATGCACGCCTTCAATCCAAACATCATCCAAAGCACCACCGGCCACAATGTCCCAATCTCCCCATAGCCAAGCGCGGCGCTTATTCTTCTCCTTTACGCTTTCAAGGGTGGCAATATAGATTGGTGAAAGATAGCGATTTTCCTTGTATGACCCAAATATGCGAACTTGGGTCTTCACAATGTCTTCGCGTTCCTTGGTGCGGGGATTGAAAACGTTTGTAGTGGTTTTAATGACTTGCCCCGGCCTTGCTGCGTCAATGAATCGGCGCTTCACCCAATTATGCCCCGGCCCATAAGGGTTAGTTGTGGCAAATACAACCAGCGGCATTTCAGGTAATGGCTTGTTCAAGTCCGGGCTGTGTTCAGCGGGTAAGAACGATGAACGATTGCAAGACATCATTGATTCAAAAGTCTTGTCAGTTGGATATTTTGAAAGCTCATTCCAACCGATAAAAGGAAATTCTTGGCCGTGATAATTCCAATAACCTTTTTCGTCCATGATGGAACGAAACAAAAGTTCCTCACCTGTCGGCCAGACCCATTTGTAATCTTTGGTGGACTCCAAAAACTTTGCGCCGTCACCGAACTGGCTAAACCACTTTTTTGACTTGGCCACCAAGTCGTCAAGCTGCTTGTATTCCCTATCAAATATGACACCACGCCAAAAGGCACCGTAGCCCTGCCCCACCAGCTTGCGGAAGGCCATCAATTGCGCGTCTGTCTTGCCGGGACCCCGGGTGCCTTCGTATAAAATAATATTACAAGGACAAGCAAGGGCAAGAGCCTGTGAGCCGGGAAGCGGTGCCCATACAATTTTCTGTTGTGGCGCATCGGTCATTTTTTGACGTTTGTTCCCGGTGGAGTTTGGTCAATTGCCATATAGACAGTTAAGCCGAACTCACAAAACAGCGCAAAGCCGCAAACATAGCCATTACGGTCTAACAAAGGATTTAATTGTTTGCTCATGGGTTTGTACCGTCGTCAATGTCGTCTTCCTCCGTGTCTGTATCATCCCACCAAAAGGATTTCATTGGCGCACCTCTTGCTTCAGTTCGCTTTGCTTCTGTGAGGCTATCTTTTCCCAATCGTCAAGGGAGCCAAAACAAGGTATAGCCATGACGCCACCATTGACGTTCATGCTTCCTTCAATCTTGGTTATTTCCATACCAAGAATCTTTGCCAACGCACGGAGCGCAGCAACCCGGCTTGAAGCGTGGCCGTCTATACCTTTATAATTGGATTCACGAAGCAGCCCGGCAAGAACTGTGTTGCGGCTCACAATGGCTTTTTCATCCATGGTGCGAAGCAGCTTGTCTAATAAATGCTGCGCATACGGTTCACGCAACCACTCTGTTGCCCGCGCATCCCTACCTTTGGACTCTATACCCATACGCTGCATTGCAGCGCGTCCGCAGAAGTCCTTGATATATTCGCTGACAAACTGTTTTAACCGAGATTTCTTCTTGGGTGTGATTTTTGAAAAATCATATAGCTTCGGTTCCCCGGTATCCGGGTCAATCGGTGGAAGCTTTATCTTTGGACGCCTGCGAAACTTGCGCCCATCACGGGTTTCAATACGTTTGGCCATACAGGGCGCATGATGGAAGCACCTGCGCCCTGCAAGCTTTATTCAACGACCCAATGGGCAACCCTACCGTCCCGAAACCATATAAACACATTGGCGTAACCGTCTAATGAGTTTGTGCGGTAATATTCAACGCCTGAATCTAATATGGCAATGCGGGCAAGCTTGGATTTCAACAAAGCCTGCGCTACGTCAAAATCCATGCCGATAATTAGACCTTCAGCACGCGAAGGCAAAGCCAGCGAATCGGCCAACTCTTGCTTACGGTCTAACTCTAATGCTGAAGGTTCCGATTGAGTGGTAAAGTCAGGATGATAAGCGGGCAAGGCGCAGCCGCCAAGCGCGAGACTGAAGAGAAATATCATAAGGTTAGTTTTCATTGTCAGCCAGTCTAGCACCTTCGAGCGCCGCGTCAAACTGATTTGCAACCAATTTAAGTTGGTCTTTACCAACATCTTCGCGTGCCATGTCGCGCTTCCATTGCTTCATGTCAACAACGCCTTCAATTTCCTTCTTTACAATGGCGGCAAGAACTTTCGGTTCCAAGGCGTCAAGCTCCCATGACTTGTCACCGAACTTTTTGTGATAGTCTTCAAAGCGCGAATCAGATTCCTTGGCGGGATTAGGCGGCGGATTATATTTCTTCACCTGATTCATATTGAGCGCCAAGCGGCGCACATCAACATTAGCACCGAACAAAGCAAAGCGTTCGCCAATGTCGCGGGTCATATCAATGCCGCTTGGGTCGTGATCACCGAAATGCAAAACAATGCACTCCTTGCCTTCCATGCGCTGAAAGCGTCGCGCCGCTGACCAGCATTCGCTGTCTGATACATAACCGCGACAGGAAAAGAACGGCAGGCGCATCAATTCGGCTGCACGTTCAAAGACACCAATAAGCGCGTCCTTTTCAAACCATATTTCAACATAGCTTGGTTGATCTTTCCAAAGGTCAACTTGGAACTGATTGGCGCAACTGTCGATAATGGCGCTTGGGTCTTCCCAAGTTGATTCTTTGCGCAGGTAACGGGTTCTATCCACAATCGCAAGCCAGTCAATCAGGCCAGCACGGCGACCGTTAGAGATAATGACACCAAACTTATCATAGTTCTTCTGCGTGTTCTTTGTGTCAGGGTCTAATCCCATCTTTTCGTTATAGGCACGGTCAATCCATTCTTCAGGGAACAAATCCCGCGCAATAAATTGGTAATATAGTTGCCGCAAAGTCAGGTCAAAGTTGTCCGCTGCGTATTCTTCAATGACTTTGTTTGCTGACTGAATGATACCAAGCGCACGAGTGCGAAAGGCAATGTCAATGTATTTGATTTTACTCATTTGGTTTCTTGATTATAGGTTTAAGTCCTTCAACCTTGGCAATAGCGCCAACGATTGCATAAAAATTCTTTGTCTTGAAGCGAATCCGTTGACCTTTATCAGTCGTTTTGACCGCTGTTATCTTGTTATTGCTTGTGCAATGCGTGATTTTCCATTGTGGAAACTGGTTGCGCAGGGCCGCAAGCGCATGTGTTAGGGTATAACTCATGGGAATATGTTTATACCGTTCAAATGGTCAATTTCATGTTGGAAGATTCGCGCAACGCGGCCTTCTAATTTGCGCCCGTAGCCTTTACCTTTTTCGTCTGTCCAATCGGCTACAATCCAAGCGCGTCGTTTGACACCGACAGTGAAGCCGGGTTTTGAAAGGCAACCTTCAATGCCCGTTTCAAGTTCCTCTGAATGCATCCCAATGGAAGGATTGACACAGGTCATGGGAATGCCGTGAGGTGCGAACACAAAGAAGCGCCACAGGATGCCGACTTGCGGCGCTGCCAAGCCAACACCTGATATACCATTGCGCGGCTCACGCATAATGGCATTCATCTGCTTATAATATGGCTTAACCTGTGTCTCTATATCGGTGACAGGCTCACAACGCTTGCGCAACAGAGCCGAATCAAACGGTTCAAGTTTTAGATTCATGTCTTTTCGGCAAGACAGTTGGTGTTGCGGGCAAAGGCAATCTTGGCGTGAACGCGACCGCGTCCATTGGGTTTGATTTCAAACGCCCTGTCTTCTGAAATCTTACGATAGCGTTTGGTGTCCTTTACGAAGTAAGCGCCGATGGGGAGCGCCTTGAATCTGCTTTTTTCTTGGTTCATTTTATCTGGTTTTTTTTTGTTTATGGTTTACTAACTAAAATAAGTAATAAAACGCGATTGCCTCAATAATCCCTATTAGAATAAGAATTAGCCATTCACGTTGATTAGGTGTAAGTTTACGTTTTCGCATGGGTTGCTTTGGATAGCTGGTTATATGAAAGCATTGGGTGCGCATGACGCAGCCCAAAACACTATAGTATTTAAGGCAAGCCCAAAATACTATCCATACGCTGTTTGAAATAAACCCCAAACAGTTCAAGCGATATATCCACAATGCCAATTGAATAAACGGTACATCCATTGATGGGGTCGAAGCACGCGCCGCCCATACGAACGCGCCATTGAACATTATTACGCTTGTAGAATAGCACCGGAGTTTGGGAAGTGTTGGCCTGCTTGACGCATTGCTTCCACCAAGCCTCTAGCGCGAACGTTTCACACCATTTAACTTCAGCGGCTAGCCAGCGGATAGCTTTTGCTTCACCAAATTGATCGGTGGCAATAATATCGCTACCCCCGCGGTCAGTTTGTAGTTGGTTTCTCTGAAGAATTGGTGCTTCTTTACGAAAGTTACCGAATACTTCGTTAACTATTGGTTGCAAAAACGCTATGATTTCGCGTTCGCCTCTTTGACCTTTATCCCTTGATTTATTACCACTCATTTTGTGTGTTTCCTTTATATGGTACGGTTAAGTTAATCTTGTAATAATGCCTGTTCAATCCAAATTTGGTGCAAATATTCTCCGCTTCCTGAAGCAAAGCCTGCGTGTCCTGAGTATCCACAGTTACGGCTTCAAGTTCGTAGAAGTCGGTGTTGTGAAATCCGCTTGGGCCAATCACAATTCGGGCTTCTTTGAAGTTTGCGTAATAACTATTGCAAATTGATTTCATTAAAACAATTTCCCTTTCCCTTCAAAATTCCCCCGAACTTTTAACACCTCTCTATACTATATAAAACATATAAAAATATATATGAAGGGAATGAAGGGAATGATGTAATTAGGGGAGGCTGTTTTAAGGGGGAGCCGGGGAGGGAGGGGGAGGGGAGGCCAAAACCGTGTTTTTGTTCCCTTCCGTTTTGTAAGTTGTTCATTTGATTTGTTTTAAGTGATATATAAACCGGGGAATTTTCGATTTCCCTTTTACACGCCAAATTTGTAAGTAATTGAAAATAAATTAGTTAAATACGATTGTACCGTAATTCCCTCGTGTTTTTCCGTCAAATATTCCGCCAGTTTGAACCGAGAATATATAGCGGAGTATTAATACCAAATGGGGCGATTGTCTGTGCGGGGTGTAACTTTACGATTTCGCCCGCTTCACACAACGAATTGAGGATTGAAGCCAGCGCCGCGTTTGCCCCGCGCCTGTCGCTTGTGAAGCTGGCAAGGCCGCGCAACCTGCGTCGCAGGAATCCAAAGGGAACAATGGCTTCGTTCGCTATTGATTCGGGCACCTGATAGCGTTTGCGCTCTGAATGGCTGAGTTCAAGGTAATCAATGATTGCGCGTCTAACATCCGATTCCATGCGCAAATCTCCGCTACCGATTTCACCGGCAACAAACTTGGCCAGCAACTTTGTAATGTCCCGCGTTACTACTTTGATTGACCACAATGCGCATTCCCTGTCGATAATCGGCTGATGTGCGTTGTTGCCAACGGCAATCAGCGCCGCAAGCTTCAGCGCCTTCAAGTGGGCGCGATTCCAAAGCTGCAAGATAACGTCCTGATTGGCTTGGCGCATTTCGCGGTCAACATGCGTGTCAAAGTCATCAAGGACAATCTTTGCATCTGCATTTATTTGCACCGGACAGAAAGTGTTGTTTTGCTGCGTGGCCAATGAGACCATTAAAAATTCAATGAAACGATTGACCAAGGCTTCGCTCGGTGGCTGAAAAGGATTTGGATTCCTAGCAGGACGCGGCCCATTATACTCAAAAATCGAAAACCTAGGCAACAGCCCTGCGCTAATGGCGCTGCTGTTCACGCCTTGATAGAAGCTTTCGGGCGTGGATTCACCTAAGATAGTAACGTTTGGAGCCTGCACAATTTTGGTGTTCTTATCCGATTCGCTGTAAACGGATGAACGCAAAATTTTGCTGTGCCCGCTTTTTGCATATAGGTCTAACAAGGCTTTCTTCAGCATGACATGGGCGCTTGAAGCTTTTTCATCGCAAATGTCTTTGAGAGTTAGACCGAACTCTCCAAGCACGGAAACAAAGCAGGGCTGTTTGTCCAAGACGCGGACTAGGGCTTGCCCGGATGCGAAGGCCGCAGGGCCGACAAATTGGTCAACCATTGGCACTTGATTGCGCACGGCTGATATAAGCGCATCAATGCCCGTTGCCGCGCCTTCCTTCCCGCTGCCTGTCTTGGCTAAGATAACCAAATATTGATTAAGCCCAAGGCCGCTAATGTTGTATGATCTACCCACTACACCCGCCGTGAGTGCAATGGCTGTGGCAAGTGCGATTTCGGGAACCGGCCTGATTGCGCTTTCAAAGATGTAACGGGCAAGCTCACCGACAAAGCCAGTTGGCGGTTCAATTGTTTCTTCAGCCTTTCCACTGTCAATTGATAACTCTTCACCTGTCTCTGCGCCGTTTTTGCCGCCTGACGAATTTCCCGCAATTGTTTCCGTAGTGTCTTGGAGTCCATTTTGACTTTTATTTTCAAATCGGTGTTCATTGTATTTTGGTTGTGTTTTTAATAACGCTGAAAAATCCACTAGCGGCATTTCTGCGCCGCGTATCTTCTGCAAAGCCCGGTCAAGATATTTGTCGTTCTTCGTGGCCTTGTCCCGCTTGCCCAATTCGCTGAAACGAAAAATGCGCCGCACCTGTTCATTATCTTGGGTGTAAAAGCAGAGCATGGAAAGCAAGGCAAAGTCCGCTTCAGATTGGCTTTCATATTTCCCCTGCCAATTGCCTGCCCACAACATGAGAAAATTGCCGCTGTTGGCGGCGCTGCCTGCCATGTTGTAAATCTGTTCATCGGTCAAACTGCCGTTTACTTGGACAAGCTCTGCCTTTACGCTCTTGTTCATTTCCTCAAAGAGTGAATCAAGCAGGCTTTGTTGCTCAGTGATGGGAAGTTGATTCAGCACATTGCCGGTGCAAATCATATAGCGGCTGTCTGAATACACTTCCACTTTGTCCCGCCTGACGCCTTGGGGGATGCTGCCTTTGACTATAATGTGAACACCTTTTCCGCTTTGGCTTACTTCGCTGTAACTTTCAAACGCCTTGGCAATCTTGCTGTGCCGTTCAATTTGGACTTCGTTAAGTGGTTCATCCAAATCAATAATTGAATAAGGGCCGTTGCGCTTCAAGACAAAGCCAATGTGTTTATAACCTGTCTTGCGGGCTTCCTCAAACGTGCCCCATGTATCCGGGTCCGTTACGTCCGCCGCCTGCCCTGTCCTTGGATTCAGGGGCAGCTTGTTTGGCCCTGCACAAACCCATTGACGGAGTTGTTGCAACTCAAATGGTATATTATGTAACATGGCTTACAGTTTTTTGCGTGTAAGCTTTTCATATAGGTACTGAATCCGATTGACGGAGGGATTTTTTATTTTCCCCCCTGCAAACTTACGAAGCCAATAAAACGGCAAGCCTGTTTCGTTGGCGAGTTCAAGCAAGGAGCGTTGGTCTCTCGCTAGGATTGCACGGGTTTTTTGAAGCAAGGTGCCCGCTTCGTCGTAAAGTTGATTTGGCATAAAGGAAAATGACGGAATGAATTTTCTTTTATATAAAAGCAAGGGGAAAATAGTAGTGGTACTATAGTGTGAACATAATTTTCCCCTTGACGCTTTATAAATAATAAAGTTTTACTGCCAATCCCATGAAAGAAACATCATCCGTTGCGACTGTGCCGCCAACAGTTGAGACGCAAATAAAAGAGTGGCGTGAAATCGCGTCTTGGCTTGAAAAGGCCAAGCAAACCGAAATGGATTTGCGCCAAAAAATCGCAAACTATTTCTTTCCCAAACCGTCTGAAGGCGTCAATCGCGTCATCTTCCCCGGCCATGAAGTTGTTGTTGACCACAAAATCAATCGCAAGCTTGACGAAGCGCAGCTTGACCACGTTATGGCGGAAATGCCGGAAGACTTCCGCACCCTTGGCGTGCTCATTGAATATAAACCGAAGTTATGCATGAAGGGCTTTCGCATCCTGCCAGAAGCCGCGCTTGCCATCTTCTCCCAAGCTCTGACGGAAACCCCCGGTGCGCCAACGCTCGCTATAAACAACATCACAACGGCTTTTGACCCTGTCACTGCGCCCGCTGTTGTGGATAGTCCCGCCAAGCGCGGCCCACTCGTGAACAAGGAGCTTGCCAAGGAAATCAAAGCTTCCAAAGGTTCAGTTGCGAAGAAATCCAAAAAGTCAAAGAAATGACCACTACAGAAGAAACCCACATGAAGATGGTTTCAACGCTGGTTAAATCTGGTGATGAAATCATTTTGAGCCTTACGCCCGCCAAGGCGCACTTGCTGCACATGAGCATTGGTGTTGCCGGGGAAGCCGGGGAACTCTTGGACGCAATCAAGAAATGGGTTATATACGGCAAACCTTTAGACAGGGAAAATGTCATTGAAGAACTTGGTGACATTGAATTTTACCTTCAAGGCATCCGTGAAACCCTTGACATTGCCCGCGAGCACACTCTTGCCGCCAACCTGGTGAAACTGTCCAAGCGATACGGTGAAAAGCTGCGCTATAGTGACGCAGCCGCCGTTGCCCGCGCTGACAAGGTTGTTTTACCTTTCACTTCAAACGAACAAGAAGCACGCGACCAAGCCGCCGATGCTGAAGGTCAAAGATTTTCAGATTAACAATTTGAAGTATATTGGAACCGCGGTAGCCGAATGTTCAAAATTCTAGAATGGCACCAGAGGGTCTTAAACCAAACGCACAATATACTTCTTAACAAAACATCATGTCACTAAACTTCTCAACTACCGCTGAATCGGCCACCGTTGAAAACGGTATCAAGATGCTTGTCTATGCCCCGGCAGGCTACGGCAAAACGGTCTTGACTGCCACGCTGCCAACTCCGCTGCTGCTATCTGCTGAAAGCGGCTTGCTGTCACTGCATCCTAACAATGTGGAAAAGATATTCGGTTTCCGCAAAGACATTCCGGTTATACAAATTTCATCCATCAAGGACTTTCAAGATGCGTATGAATTTTGTGCAACCTCTGCGCACGCCAAACATTTTGAATCATTTGCGCTTGATTCCATTTCCGAAATTGCGGAAGTGGTGTTAGGGAATGCCAAGCGCCAAGTCAAAGACCCGCGCCAAGCCTACGGGGAACTTGGTGAAAAAATGTCCACATTGATACGCGCTTTCCGTGACCTGAAGGGCAAACATATATACTTTGCCGCCAAGCAGGACAGGGAGAAAGACGAAACCACCGGCATGATGCTTTATGGGCCGTCCATGCCGGGCAAACAATTAACCCGGGAAATCGCGCACTTCTTTGACGAAGTATTTGCCTTGGGTATAAACAAGACGCCTGAAGGCGTCCCATATAGATTTCTGCGCACCCGCGCAGATGTGCAATTTCAAGCCAAAGACAGGTCAGGCGCTTTGGACGAACTTGAAGAACCAAACTTGACCAAAATCATCAGTAAAATACAAACCAGCCATGTCTGAACAAAAATTCACAGGTCTTAACTTTGACGCTTCCACGGTTGCGCCATCGCAAGCATTGGAGCCAATCCCCGCCGATTGGTATACCGTTATGATTAGTGACGGTGAAGTTAAGCCAACTAACGACGGGACAGGAACACGGTTTAACTTTGAGTTGACCGTCATGGAAGGGCCGTTCAAAGGTCGCAAGATTTTTGACGGTCTGAACATCAAAAACAATTCTGCGAAGGCACAGGAAATCGCGCATCAACAGTTGTCCGCTATCTGTCATGCCACACAAACCATTCGCATCCAAAATTGCCAAGAACTGTTTAACAAACCGTTTGCCTGCAAAGTCGGCTTTGAAGGCGCACGCAAGGACGAAACAACGGGTCAAACGTATGACGCACGCAACACATTCAAGGGATGCAAGCCAATTGGTGCGCAACCTTCAGTTGGCGCTTCGCCTGCATCTAATGCTACGCCCGGCCCTGTAGCAGCCAGCGGCGCAACGCCCCCTTGGGCCACTAAAGCACCCGGTGCCGCCGCGCCTGTGTCAACGCCCGCCGCTGCTCCAATTGCCCCGGCACCTGCCAAGCCCGCTGCGCCAAAATCGCCTGCCAAGCCAAAGAAGGAACGCAAATTCTTTGTCTTTTTCAGTGATACCGAAATGCCTTTGAAGACCGAAACAGAAGTTGCCGACATGCTCACCAAGGGAATGCCGCCAACCAATCTGCTCTGTCTTGAAGGTACCGAGGATTGGAAGGAAGCCAATACGTTTGGTATTACTTCTTCCGCCCCGGCTGCTGCCACCCCTGCGGGCGCACCCGTTGCCCCGCCTTGGGCGCGTTAATAACTAACCGCCTATCATGCCGCCCGCTTTGTGGTCTTTGCCGGGCGGCATGATTTCTTTTTCTATATACTTTAACCAGCTTAACTATGGCTACTGCCTCACATCCTTCTTATCTTGCCAGCGAAATTGCAGAGGTTATAAAAAATGACCCTGTTGCTGCCAAACAAATCAAAGAATATTTTCGAGGAAATGAACTGATTGAATTGCTTGATGTTCTTCCTCCGCTTGAAACCGAATACCCTGAAGACGATGAACCAAAAGCACTTCAAGCAATTCAATATTGTGTTGATGTTGTTCCTCTTCACCAAATTCTAAAAGCTTACAACAAACGCTAACATGCGCACCATTCGCTTCTACTTCTGTTGGTTACTTGCCACAGTTTTTGCCCTTCCTGCCGTTGCGGTAATTTGTGTTGCCCTGACGCTTCTAATTATATTGGGAACACCTTTTGCCGTGTGGTTGGGATTGGCAGAAATGCGCCGCCATCAAATCAAATGACACCTGCCGTTCAAACACTCGCTGCAATCAATGCCCGCCTTGTGGCAGCACAAGAAAGCAGCTTCCGCGCACATTTAGGCGCTTCTGTCATAGGTCAAAAATGTGCGCGGAAGCTCTATTATATGTTTCATTGGGTCAAGGAAGTGAAACATGAAGCGCAATTGCTGCGATTGTTTGAACGCGGGCAGCTAGAGGAAAAACGTTTTGTAACCATGCTTCGTTCCATCGGCTGCGAAGTGTGGGAAGTTGATGACAAGGGTAAGCAACGGCGTATATCAGATTGCGGCGGTCACTTCGGTGGCTCCCTTGACGGAGTGGCACGCGGTTTGCCTGACTTGCCCAAGGACACAGTATTTTTAACCGAGTTCAAAACACATGGCGCAAAGTCCTTTGCCAAGCTGAAAGAAATGGGTTTGATCGGTGCAAAATGGGAACATTTTGTTCAGATGCAAATTTATATGTTCAAGATGGATTTGCCATTTGGTCTTTATTGCGCCGTCTGCAAAGATACCGATGAACTGTTTCTTGAAATTGTTCAATTGGACAAACAGGAAGCTTTAAAAAATCTAACCAAAGCTAATAAAATAATCTTTGCCACTAAACCGCTTGAACGCATCAGCGAAAGTCCGGCTTGGTATGAATGTAAATATTGCGAATTTGACCACATTTGTCATAGAGGCGGTAAAGTCGATAAAAATTGCCGCACCTGCAAGTTTGCGGAAGCTGCTGAAGACGGCTCTTGGTTGTGTCATTGGCACAATAAAAGTTTAAATGAAAAAGACCAACGCGCTGGTTGTTCAAATTATTTTGTTCACGCAAACTTTGATGGACGCCAAGCATGAAACAGGCTTTTCAAATTAGGTATTATCAGGAAGAAGCGGTGCTTTCGATTTATGAATATTTCCAAAAGCAAACCGGCAATCCAATTGTAGCAATGCCCACAGGCACAGGCAAAAGCATCGTCATTGGTGAATTTGTGCGCAGCGTAATGACTTTCTTTCCCGGTCAACGGATAATGAAGTTAACCCATGTCAAGGAACTGATAGAGCAAAATTATTTGAAGCTCATTCAGATTTGGCCGACTGCCCCGGCGGGTATATATAGTGCGGGTTTGAATCGGCGGGAAATCCGGCCCATCACATTCGCAGGCATTGGCAGCGTTGCCAAGAAACCGGACGTATTCGGCCATGTGGATATATTGATGATTGACGAAGCGCACCTTGTCAGTTCCAAGGAAGAAACTAATTATCAAAGCTTCATAAACGGTTTAAAAAATATAAATCCCAAAATCAAAGTTGTTGGATTCACGGCAACCCCCTATCGCTTGGGTCAAGGAATGTTAACCAACGAAGGCGGCTTGTTCACTGATATTTGCTATGACTTGACGGGACGCGAAGCTTTCAACCGCCTGATTGCTGAAGGGTTTATTTCACCATTAATTCCCCGCCGAACCAAAACGGAAATCGACATTTCCGATGTTCATTTGGTCGGCGGGGAGTTCAATCAAAATGAGCTTCAAGAAGCTGTTGACCGTCAGGATGTGACGACGCTGGCAATTGATGAAATGATTGAACTTGGTGAAGACAGAAAACATTGGCTTGTTTTTGCCACCGGTATTACTCACGCGGAGCACGTTGCCGGAATGCTTTGCGAACGCGGCATTCCTTCCGCCGTTGTACATAGTAAATTGCCCGGTGAACAAAGGGACAATGTTATAAGGATGTTCAAGCGCGGAGAACTTCGCGCCGTGGTTAACAACAATGTTTTGACGACTGGCTTTGATTTTCCCGGCATTGATCTTATTGGGATGTTGCGACCCACAACTTCGCCCGGCTTGTGGGTACAAATGTTAGGTCGTGGTACTCGCCCATGTGAAGGAAAGAACAACTGTCTTGTGTTGGATTTCGCGGGCAATACCTGCCGACTTGGGCCAATCAACGACCCTGTCATTCCAAGGCAGCGCGGCAAGAACGGTGGCGGCATTGCGCCCGTTAAACTTTGTGAAGCCTGCGGCACTTATAACCATGCAAGTGTACGCTTCTGTTGTTCCTGTGGCGCTGAATTTCCCAAGGAAATCAAACTTGCACCGCAAGCTTCCAACATGGAATTGATTGCCGGGAAAGAACCGCAAATTGAAGTTTTTGCCGTTGATTCAATCGACTATCACAAACACAAACCGCGGGACAGCAAACCGATTTCCTTGAAAGTTTCCTATCACTGTGGAATGCGGCAGTTCAGCGAATGGGTTTGTTTTGAGCATGAAGGTTTCGCGCTTCACAAGGCACATGATTGGTGGAAAATAAGAACTAATTGGGAGGAAGAAGGCGGTTTAATTCCCCAAACTGTTGACGAAGCTTTAGACCAAATTGAAAATATTGGGGTGCCAACACATATCAGAGTTTGGGTCAACAATAAACATCCCCGAATCATGGCAACCGATTTCACAGACACGGCATTTGGTGCACAAAAGCCCGGCCTTCCAAGGGAGAAAGTTGAAGAAGATGTTCCATTTTAAACCCCTAGTTGGCAAGTATTTCGGGCTTGCCCGTATTTTTACGGTAAATAAGGCTTGCACCCTATCTGTGTCACCGTATCTTGGCGGCTCTGATTCGTTAACCGAAAACAAAACCACAAAACAACATGAAACGCAAAAGCAAGAAATCCGCTGTAAAGAAATCCGGCATCAAGGGCAATCGCCCCGGTGCCATTATCAAGAATGGTGTCGTGCATCCTCGCGACCCCAAGAAAACCACTGGCCATCTGTGGGCCATTGTGGATTCCCTGAAGTCCAAGCTGTCCCGCGTGCCCACACGCGCAGAGGTGTTGGAAGCCGCTGGCAAGGCCAAGCTGAAGCCCGGCATGGCTTCAACCCAATATGGCTATTGGCGCAGGTTTCACGGCATCACTGGCCGTCTGACTGCTCCCAAGGCTGCGAAGGCCAAGGCCGTCAAAGCGCCCAAAGCACCGAAGGCTCCGAAAGCGCCCAAGGCTCCCAAGCCGCCCGCGCCACCGAAGCCGCCCGCCCCGCCCGTTGCCGCTTCGTAACTGAACTTCTGGAAACACTGAACCCCGCGCTGCTCCCTTGGCAGCGCGGGTTTTTTGTACCCTAAATTTATGAACCTAAATAATCAAAAACCTGAACGCCACATTCACAGGGCAGACGGCTCCCTTGAAGTGCATCACATCTTTCCAACGATACAGGGCGAAGGGCCGTTTGCAGGTATGCCCGCTATCTTCGTCCGCTTGACTGGCTGTAATCTTCAATGTCCCTTCTGTGATACCGAATACACAGAGCACAGAATTTTAACGCTGCCTGAATTGATAGTTATCAGAATCTATGGCGCGACCGCTTGTGCCAAATGGTCAAATCATAGAAAGTTGCCCATAATCGTTATTACAGGCGGGGAACCTTTCCGGCAAAATCTTGTTCCCCTTGTCACTTATCTTTCAGAAATCGGTTATCAAATACAAATTGAGACCAATGGAACTTTTGAAGTTCCTCAAATTGTATTTGATAAAGCAACGATTGTTTGCAGTCCCAAAATTGGACTTTCACCAAAACTAAAAGCGCACATCTTCAAATATGTCCTGCAAGCCGGATATATCGGTGAAGACGGCTTGCCCACATTCACGCTAGGCAATGTCAAAGCGCCCGTTGCCCGGCCACCTGAAGGCGCGGAAATCCTGATTCAACCTTTGGATGAACAGGACGCCATGAAGAACGCAGCCAACTTGGAAGCCTGTGTTCAAAGCAGTTTCAAATTCGGTTACCGCGTAGGCATCCAAATGCATAAACTATTAAACCTTGGATAAAATGTATACCTGTACCAAAAAATATATAGACATTCCGTTTGCCCATCGGCAACACAATCATAAAGGGCATTGCCGCTTGATTCATGGCCACAATTGGTCTTTTGAATTTGTTTTTGTAGCCAAAAAACTTGACGAATGCGGCTTTGTAATGGATTTCGGTTCTTTAAAATGGATAAAGGAATGGTTAGAATTAACTTTTGACCATAAACTTGTTTTAAATAAAGACGACCCGGCTTTAAGCTATTTGGAAAATAGCTTAATTAGACAAGCTTGCTTGCTCCCCGGTCCATTTGCTGAAATTACAAAGGTTCCAAATTGTGGTGCGGAAGGCTTGGCGCAATATGTCTTTGAACAAATAAATAAAGAATTAACCAATTTATCAAAACGTGTTACAATTCAATCTTTAACCGTTTACGAAGACAGCAAAAATTCTGCAACTTATTCTATCAATGTCTAATCAAACCATAAGAGAAATTCAGCGGCGCTTTCAGGAAGACGGCATTGCTTTCAAAGCCAATGATAATATTGCGCAGCACCTTTTAGAAGGTGAAATGGAAGCAATTGAAAACGAGGTTGAGAACTGCATTGAAGATTTGCTTCAAGCCCTTATTATCGACACCCAAAGCGACCACAATACCTTTGATACACCAAAACGCATGGCAAAGATGTTTTGCCATGAAATCTTCAAGGGTCGCTTTGAAAAAGTGCCAAAGTTAACCGAGTTTCCCAATGTCAAGAAACTTGATGAAATGTATTGCACCGGCCCTATCACTATACGTTCAACCTGTGCCCATCATTTCTGCCCCATTGTGGGCAAGGCTTGGATTGGCGTAATACCCGGGGAAACTATCATTGGTCTTTCCAAGTTCAACCGGGTTGTCGATTGGATTGCTTCGCGTCCGCAAATTCAAGAAGAACTGGTTGTTCAAATTGCAGACTATATTGAAAGGGAAATGAAGCCGTTAGGTTTGGCTGTTGTTATAGAGGCAACTCACTTCTGCATGACATGGCGCGGAGTCAAGGAACCTGACACAGCAACAATGACCACGAGTGTAATGCGTGGCAGCTTCAAGGATAAGCCCGCGACTCGCGCCGAATTTCTTACCCTTATAAAGCGGTGAAAATATACATGGCCGGGCTTTATACGAACGGGACAGGCGACCGCCAAGGACGCCTGTTTAATGAGTTGATGAATGACCACGAACGCAATGTGGTCAATAACGTCAAGTATCTGCTTGAATCTTATCACTATATTAAAGGTGACAATAAAATTGAAGTGATAGAACGCGACAAAGCTCGCGTGTTCTTGGACAGCGGCGCTTTTTCCGCTTTCACCCTTGGCAAGACAATAGACCTAAATGCTTACTGTGATTTCATCCACAAGCATCTTGACTGCATTGAACAGCCTGCGGTGCTTGATGCCATCGGTGACGCCTTCAAGACATATCAGAATCAAACCTTAATGGAACAGCGCGGCATTCGCCCAATTCCGTGTTTTCACTTCGGTGAGGATGAACGCTACATGGAACATTACATGGCCAATTATGATTACATTGCCCTTGGTGGCGTGGCCTTGGCGGGAAGCATGGCTATTGTCAAATGGTTGGATAGACTGTTTGAAAAATACATTTGCGGAAGTGATGGAATACCAAAGGTCAAGATTCACGGCTTCGCCATTACTTCAGTTCCCCTGATGCTGCGTTATCCTTGGTATAGCGTTGATTCTTCCATGTGGGTGCAAGCTGCCTTTCGTGGTGAAATCCTAGTTCCTGAAATTGGCCGTGTGGCCATATCCAACAACAGCCCGACCCGCAAGGAAGACGGCGGAAAACATATTGCCACACTGTCAGAGATTGAGCGCCAAGCCGTGCTAGGCCACATAGAGAAGCGGGGTTTTGACGCTGCCCGGCTTTGGGGCGTCTATATATCCCGTTGGGTTTTCAATTTAGCTATATTCAATGAAATGAACATTGAATGGGAGAATAAAGTTAAGCACTTTCAGGCAGAGCAAATTTCTATATTTTAACCCATGAAAATATCAAAACTGATAGATGCTTTGAAAAAAGCTTACATTATAAACGGTGACATTGACGTTGTTCAAAATGACCCATTGTTTACAACTGTTCAAGGTATAGTTTGTGAACCTGAAGGTTTTCATAAAAGGCCACCTACTAAAACCACAAAATCAGTTGTTAGGATATTTTAACCCATGAATATCCTTCAATCTTTAAAGTTTGTGCAAGGGGCAGTTGCCAAGAAAGATTTTGTACCTGCCCTGACTCACTTCCGCATTAAAAACAACACGGTAAAAGCCTTCAATGGTAATATGGCTATATGCGGCCCTATTGCTGTAAACTTGGATATATCACCTAATGCAGAAAAACTAACCAAAGTAATTGCTGCTTGTAACGATACTGTAACCCTGCACATGAACGACAAGGGTAAGCTGGTTGTATGTAGCGGTGACTTCAAAGCTTTTATCAATTGTGACAACGTTGACAACTTTCCCAATATAGTACCAACAGGGGAAAGAATCACATTGAAGGAACCGTTGATTCCGGCCCTGACTTACCTTGAACCGTATATTGCGGAAGATGCAAGCCGTCCTTGGTCATGCGGTATTCTATTCGATCAAGAAAGCGCCTTCGCCACTAACAACATTGTATTGGTTCAACATTGGCTTGGCTTCAAGTTTCCCATGCGCGTCAACATTCCCCGCGCCGCCGTGGAAGCAATCCTTGGTATCGGTGAAAATCCCATTGCCCTGCAATTCGGGGAGAATCGCCTAAGCTTTCATTTCACGGAAGGGCGTTGGTTATCCACACAGTTGCTAGAGGCAACTTGGCCGGATGTAGCAACGCTATTGAACACGCCTTCAGAGGAAAAACAGAAGCCGTTTCCAAAAGGTTTTTGGGATGCGTTGGAAAGGCTCTTGCCCTTCTGTGATGATTTAGGCCGCTGTTACCTGAAGCCTGATTGCATGGCTTCGCGGGACAATGCGGATTTAGTCGGTGAAAATATTGAAATCAATCTAGGCATAGAAGGTATATTCAATGCCCGGCATCTGTCCAATTTGAAAACAATTGCTGACACCATTGCATTTTCTGCCTATCCCGCGCCCGTTCCCTTCTATGGGAAACGCAGCCGGGGTATAATTGTGGGCATTCGCAAATGAGAGAAGACGCGGTAGGATTGTTTTGGGATGACACGCCTGCGCCGCGCCTGACAGCGCCGCCGCAACCCAAGCGTGAGCCACCACCGCGCACATGGGAACAGCCTGACTATTTGCCCGGCCTAGCTGAAGCCCGCGCATGGGTGCCGCCGTTGTTCACAGACGCAGAGTTAGAGGCTGAACGCTTGCATCGTGTACCTTTATTTTTTGACATAGAGATTTTCAAAAATTATTTTTTGGCGTCCTTCCTGTCCCTTGAATCAGGCAAGCTTGTAATCATAGAGCTTTTTCCCGGCGGTGTCATAAATCCAAAATTGCTTTGGATGTTGCAAAACTTCCTTATCATTGGGTTCAATAGTGATTTCTTTGACATTCCAATTGCAACACTGGCTATTAACGGTGCCAGTTGCGAAGCTTTGAAAGATGCAACCAATGAAATCATCATTCTACAAGTGCAACCTTGGATGATGTTGCGCCAAAAGAAAATCAAGCCGCTAAAGATTAACCACATTGATATAATCGAAGTTTGCCCGCTTCATGCGTCCTTGAAAATCTATGGCGGTCGCCTGCATAGCCCAAAGATGCAGGAACTTCCATTCCACCATGAAACGATCTTGACGGATGACCAAATTTGCATTGTTCGCCATTACAATTATAATGATTTATTAAACACCAAATTAGTATTCGGGGAAGTGCGTCAACAGATTGAGCTTCGCACCCAAATGTCCCTGATGTATGGCGTTGACTTGCGGTCAAAGTCAGATGCGCAGATTGCGGAAGCCGTCATCAATCACGAGTTAACCCGCGTGAACGGCAAGAAGCCGCAACGTCCTGAAATTCCACCCGGTACAGCCTTTGCTTATAAAGTGCCGTCCTATGTGCGCTATGAAACGCAGGTTTTACAGGACGCATTGGCTATTGTGACACAAGCCAGCTTTATCATTGGCGAAAGCGGGGCACCTGCCATGCCGGAAGAGGTAGCGGCCTTGCAAATCAGGCTTGGCAATGGCGTGTATCAAATGGGGATTGGTGGCCTGCATTCCAATGAAACTTGCAGCACTCACTTTGCCGGGGAAGGCATCGCTTTAATTGACCGGGATGTATCTAGTTATTATCCCGCTATCATACTTAACCAAGGATTATATCCGCAACACTTGGGCATAGGGTTCCTGCAAGTTTACAAGACATTGGTTGAACGCAGGCTTTTAGCCAAGAAAAACAAGAACAAGATTGAAGCTGACACGTTAAAGATTGTGGTCAACGGCTTGTTTGGCAAACTTGGCTCTAAGTGGTCAACAGTGTTTGCGCCTGACTTGATGGTGCAAGTTACTATAACGGGACAATTGGCGCTGCTTATGCTTGTGGAAAGATTGGAGCTTGCCGGGATTCCTGTAATCAGCGCCAACACTGACGGTGTGGTTGTTAAGTGCCCACAGATTCAACAGGGCACTTATGCCGCTGTTGTTGCGCAATGGGAAAAAGACACCGGCTTTAATACGGAAGAAACCAAATATGTCGGCATCTTTTCGCGGGATGTGAACAATTATATTGCCGTGAAAGAAGACCTGAAGATAAAGGTTAAAGGCGTCTATGCGGAAAAGGGAAGCGCGGGCGATTCCGTCTTGTCCAAGAATCCAACCAATTTGATTTGCAACGATGCTGTCATTGCGTTCCTGACAAAAGGTGTACCGATACAAGAAACAATTCGGGCTTGCCGTAATTTGTCGCGCTTCATTTCGGTGCGAACCGTCAAGGGCGGCGCAGTCAAGGCCGGGGAATATTTGGGCAAGGCAATTCGCTGGTACTACGCGACAGGGTGCGACGGGGAAATAATTTATGCAGAGACAGGGAACAAAGTTGCCATGACAGACGGTGCAAAGCCTTGCATGGAACTGCCCCAAGAGTTTCCTTCAGACGTTGACTTTGAATGGTATGAACGCGAAGCGTTTTCCATCCTCAAAGAAATTGGTTACCCGGTTGGTGTTTAGTATCAACGACTTACGAAGGTTATTTTTGAACTTCGGGCTTGCCCAAAGTTCTAGTTGCGTTAGATTTGTGGAGTCAATTAAACCACATGAAATCTAAAGTAATAAAACATCCCTTCCGAATTGGTGATAAAGTTCAAGTCATGCACGACATGACTTTTGTTGGTCGGCGTCCTTCGTTTGTTTGTGATAGCGAGGTTACGCGCATAACTACGGTTTACTTTTGGATTAAATCCAATGCCACCGATATGAAATGCCACGGCAAGAACGGGCGCTTTGTCGGCGGTAGCGGAAATTATTTAGTTTTGTTGAAATCGCAGTAAATCAAAACCACACATGAAAAAAACCACATCGTTGCAAACGTTGGCTGAAGCCAACGTTAAGCACATCAAAGTAACCAAGGCCGGGGAATACATCCCGCGCAAGTCCAAGAAGGGCGCAAGCCATCTTGTCACCGAAACTAAAAATTCCATCATTGCAGAGCCGCGCAAGAAGTGGCCAAAGCACAAGCCGGGCAAAGCCTATGGGCCACCCCGCGTCAGCACGGAGCAACCCAAGGTGCCCACAATTCCCGGCCTGCCTGATATTCCGCCCGACACAACGCACCTTGAATATTCCAACAGCAAGGTTGCCGTAGTTGCACCAATTGAAATGCTTGAAGACTACCAGCACTTCCGCGGTGGCAAAATTCGTTTCGGCAAACTTCGCTATGACGAAGATTTTATTTCGCTCATGCCTGACGAACCAGCCGCGCTTGAAGCAGCCGCCAAGAAAACGGTGCTATTGGAAAAGCTCAAAGAGCTTCGTGCCAAGCATCCCAAAGCGCCCAAGGCTCCCCGCATGCTCACTGTGGCCACTGAGCAGAAGAAGGGCGCATTCAAGTATGGTCACACTTCAGACGGCATCACCTACTTCATTGACTGCCTTGTGATGGAAGGTGGGCGCACGGCTGAAGAGATTTGCGCCATGACGTTCAAGAAGTACCCGGACAAGGAACGGCTTTCAACCGTGAAAGTTCGCCCATCCATGCTGCGTCAAAAAGGTTACACTCCCCCACCTTTCAAGAAATAATCCAATGAAAACTGAATTACTAAATCTGACACCGAAAGAGTTTTGCAGAATCACGGAAGCTTGTTCAGACGGCATCCGTTTTGCCTTGAAATATAAAACCATGAAATCGGTTTGGGAACACTGTGAACGTGTTGACTGGCTTTGTTGGATATTGAACACGCTTGACGTTCCTGCCGATGAAAAAGCTTGCCGCTTATATATGATTTGGTGCGCACGCAATACACCGTTAGCCGATGGGCGCACAACATTGGCTTTGCTGACTGAGCAACGAAGCCTTGACGCTTTGAGCGTTGCTGAACGTTTTGCAAATGGTCAAGCTACCCTTGAAGAATTGGATGCCGCTCGGTCTGCCGCTCGGTCTGCCGCTTGGTCTGCCGCTGAGTCTGCCGCTCGGTCTGCCGCTGGGTCTGCCGCTGAGTCTGCCGCTGGGTCTGCCGCTGAGTCTGCCCAAGCGGTTCAATTTAGA